ATGTATTTTATTAATTCATATATTGGTTACAATAAATTAAAACTTATAAATAAATTTATTGAATTAAATGAAAAGAATTTAATTAAAAATAATGATTTAACAACATATAAATCATTTGATGAGATAGAACTTCAAATTTCATTATCCGAACTAAAAACCATTGATAAAGAGTTTGAACGACAAATTAAAAAATTATATGAAACTGATGAGTGGTTGGTATGTAAACCTTTATCATATCAATCATCGTTAAAATATGGTGCATCAACAAAGTGGTGTACGGCATCAAAAGACCAACCTGACTATTATTTTAGATACAGTAAAAGAGGAATTTTAATTTATTCGATTAATAAAAAAACAGGTAATAAAATTGCCGGATTTAAAAGTCTTGATATTAGTTACGAAAATGAAACATCTTTTTGGGACATAAACGACCAGAGAATTGATTCTATGGATAGTGGATTACCCGATGATGTTTTAAATATTTTTAGAAATGAATTTTTAAATACAAAACAATGTAACTGGGATATTTTAACTGACGAAGAACAAAATAAACAAATTTTGTGGATTGAAAATAACAAAAACAATCGAATGGAATTGTGTCACGAAGTAGACACCACTGGATTGAGTGATGAGATTGGGAGATTAATTCCATTTGTTAGAACAACAACTAATGGTCCTCAGTTTTCAGAACCAACCATAGCAAATTAATTAATTTCATCTATTTATATTAAAGATTATTATGAATGAATCAGAACCATTAATATATGATAGTGAATTTTTACCAAACGTACAAATTGCAATTGTTGTAGATGAACATCCACAATATAAAGACCTAAAACCATTATTTGATGAGTATGGATATGGATTTGTTGTACCTGGTAAAAATTTAATTATTATTGATGGAGAACAATTTATAGATAATTTTAATTCAGATGTTTTAAAATTTGTCGAAGCTCATGAAGTGTCTCACATTATTATGGGTCATGACGGACCAAGAAGTGATGAAGATGAATTGGATGCAGATTTAGGTGCATACATTTTATTAAAACAATCAGATAAAACAGATTCAATAAAAACCTTATTAAAAAATTTTAAAAATAGACACGGTATAAAATTTAACGAAAATTTACTAGAAAAAGTAAAAAAATATTTTATTTAAAAGACTTATTAATTTATTTTGACGAATCTTATTTTTTTTGTTATATTTGTAATAAAAATAAAATTATGGGAGCAATTAGTAATCATTACGGGGACATTTCAAATTGGATTGGAAAGACCATCAAATCTTGTAAAACACAAGAACAAACATTTGCAGTAGATAAACTAATAAAAAATTTTCAAAATAAACTTATTAGTAAATCTCCATCAGATTATTGTCCAAACCAATACTATGACATTATTAAACCGTTAAAAGCACAATTGGAGTGTAAACGCGAAAATTTGTAAAAATTTACTGTTTTTTTAGTATTTATATACTATATGGAAAATAACAGTCAATTCTCAAGATTACCAAAAAAACAACTATTATTAATTGTTGAAAAATTATTGGATGAAGGGTTTTCCTCCGAAAATCCTTATGATGGAGATTTTGAAGAGTATTATAAAAAGTTAACAAGTATTAGTAAGTACTTTAATATTCGTGCGGTTCATGAAGATGTTGAGTTCATCTCAAAATTTATCCAAATAAACGACCGTATGCTTCCAGATATCTTTGAAAATGGTACTACTTCTGTATACTACAACAGTCTTGTAATCCCAAGTTTAAAGACATACGAATTACGTTACAGTGTTTGGGGTTCATGTACTTATGATGATTATATGAGTCAAAAAATAGATTCTTACGATATTGATTGGGTTAAAGATTCGGCCTATCAAATGATGAATGATGGTAATTGGGATTTATTTGACGGTAATAATATAAGGGATACTGAGTACGATAATTATGATGACTCAGAGTTCTCTTTTGATAAAGTTGTACTCTATGAGGATAAAAATGTAATTGATGAATCATTCTCTAATAGAACATTAATTGAACATACGAGAAAATCAATTTTATCCTTGGACCGAAAAAACCTTTTAAGATTAAAATCAATGATTAACTCAAGACTTAAGTCTTTGTAATTTTTTTGGGTTACTGTTATTAACTAAATCACCTAAAGTTTTCTTTTTTGTGTCCGGAATTTCAAATCCTTTTTTCCACTTGTGTTCTACAGATATAGGTCCTGACTTAGTTTTAGAATAGTCGTATTTCCAAATAGACTGACAGTATTCGTCTTCATATATTCTTTCAAATTTAGTTTGTTTTTCTATTTTTTGTGACATAATACAAAGATGTGAAATTATTTTGGATTATCTAAACTTTTATAATATTCATCCTCAGCCTCATAATCGGAACGACAAAATCCTGACTGTGACTCTTTATTTGGAGTTCCGTGAACATTTAAAAATGTAATTTCATCTAATTCTGTAGTTTTACATTGTTTTTTTAATTTAACCAAAGTTTCACCATTATAAACTCGAATATTCCAAAATTTTGATTCATTAGAAACACACCAATTTTCACACATATGTTTTCGATAACCCTTAGAATCTTCACATGCTCCCACGTATTTTTTAATTTGTACGGGAATCCATTTATTTTCAGGATTTTTGACAACCATATCAATTCCAATCATATCCATAAATGAATAATCTCCAGAATATGTGATAACATTAGACCCACCTAATTGTTCTGTAATATACTCATAAAACTTATCTTCAATTTCTTGACCTTCTTTTGTTTTTTGAGATATTGTTTGATTAATTTTATCTCTAATTTCTTGTTTGTTTGTTGTCTCTATTTTACCCATAAAATTTTCAAATGGAGTAATACCATCATTATTTTTATAATCAAAAAAATATTTTAAAGAGTCTTCAAAAGAGACTGAGGTTTTATATTTTTCAGGTAATTCTACCGTTATCATATAAGCCGCAGCACTATAATTAGTGTTTAATTTGTTTAATAAATCATATTGTTGTTTCTCATCCCAAATAACAAACTTTTCAGTAAATTTGGTCATAGCCTCTATGATATAACTTCTTAATTTTGGGCAAGATAATTTAAACTTTTCAAGTGCGTCAATCACCATGTCTCTTCTTTCTGAAAAAAACTGTATGCCTTTATCATATTTAACTGCCCTTACACCAGTCTCGTAGGTTGAAAGGTATTCTTTCGTATAATCGTCTAAAGCTTTTTTAACTTTTCGAGTATTTTTCATTAATTTATTTTCGGCAAATTTACACCATCTGTAATCATTGGTATTTGTCTCAAAAAAATCACACCCTACTAATGTTTTCTTTGATTCATTTAAAATTTTTTTAATTAAATCTCTCATATCTCTAAATACAATTATAATATTGTATTATGTATTTTTTTTTTCTTTTTGTATTTGACTTACAATGTATCCAGATATTGCAAATTCAATACTAGCCCAAATTGCAATATCTGTACTATCTAATTTATTTATATTAACCATTAAAAAATAAATCATACCAAATTGACCAACTAAAAATGCGACACCTGATTCAACTCGTTTTTTAGAGAAATAAGATATTTCAACGCTGTATAACTTTATTAGTTCTTTTATTAACCATTTAATATTTGACCATCCAAAAAACCATTTCTTTTCCATATATCATTTATTAGATAAATATATGAAAATAAAAAAGGAGAGATAATCTCTTAATTTTTAATTATTATAAAATATTTATAATAAAACAAGCCCCCCCAATTAATTTGGGGATTTTAGGACCGTTACTGTTTCGGTAACAAATTAAAGAGGGATTCGCTACCCCTCTTTTTTATGTCAAGTTTAATTAACATACATTTTTTGATAATTTTTATTATATTATTATAATAATGGATAATAAAAGAAGACTTTTTCGTTTAATCGAAGTGTACCTTAATGGATTTAAGGGTGACTTGGTGGAGTCAATTTATGGTAATAGGTCAATAATTAAAGTTCATACCGTAAATTTTGGAGTTTCAGATAATAGTGTGTTGGTTGAACTTGTTGTTATTTTGGGTGACGTTATAAATGAAGAAATTTTGGACACTTCATTAACGGAAATCTTAATTCAAGATGCTCTTGTTTATTTTTTTCCTGAAAAAACTATTAAAACAATTATAAGGTGGGATGTTTAATTTTGTCTATTTGATGACAAGTATCCTGCAACTCTTTCTGAACGTGTTTTAAAATATTCTATTTCACTATCGGTAAGTTGTTTAGGTTCTAAAAAATCAACACCAACTGACCCCATAAGTTTTGATGTTCCAAAGTCAAATAACCCAACAATATAACTTGACTTTGCACCTGTTGCCTCAGCACCTGCCTTTAAACCATAAGTTGCAACTGTTTCATCCTCATAATTAGGAATTGCAATAAATTTTGTTGTTAACATTTCGGAAAAACATCTTGAGTATAAGGATATTGGAATATTTGTAAAAATTGTTGACACGGGTAAGACTCCTGCGGCGTCTACTTCATATACAACTGAAAATTTTTGCATTGACTTATTTGAATGTAAAAAATGTCCTCCGTTGTGAAATTGTGTTATCCAAACTCTATCGGCATCTAATTTTTTTAAAACTTCTTCTATTTCTGTTGTTATTTTTTCCGTAGAATAAAGTTCAATTTCTAACTCATCTTTAGGTTTTGTTAATTTTTTTTTAACCCACAGTATTGCTACTGGTCCAAATAACGCCGTTATCAACGCCACTAACACACTTCCAAATATTTCCATAAAATGTTGATTCATTAATACCTTTAACTTTTAAATAAATATGGTTAACAAAGAAAAAGAACAATGTATCCAATTTTTTTAATCTATTTTTGTCCATGTCATATCCGAATTTAACACCACAGAATAAACATGTTTTTTGTTCCATTCTGATGGACTAATGATTGATAATGAATACTTACCATCTAAATCCTCATATAAATGATATATTTCACCTATAATCGGTTCAAATTTATATTTGGACTCGTATACCGTTTGAGTGATTAAAAACGATTTTTGAAGGGTTTCTGCTTGTTCCACGATTTCTTTGTATCTTCGGTCAAAAACTTTATTAACCTTATCAAGACCATTTTTCTTGAATGTCGTTAAATCAACAGGTTTAATAGATGGAGCACTGGCATTACTACCGTATGGAAGTAATCCAGGTGTGTCAGCAATATTATCAGGTTTATTATCCCACATAAAAAAAATGTCCCACAATTGTGAGACATTAATTATAGATATATTTTATGTAAGAATCAAATTATTGACCTTTAATCATTCCCATTCCATGTTTTAAGAATTCTTTTGCTCTTGGGGACACATGTTGCATTCTATAAACCGATTCAATGTCTTTAACAAGTTCTTCCCCGTGTTCGTTTTCTTTGTAAAGTTCAATAATCTTGTCCATTGCCCCACCACACTCTTTTTTTGTTTCATCAAAATAATTGTAAGGTTTAAAACTTTTTAAATGGTTCATTACCTCACTTGCCAAATGTTCACCACCATCAGAGACTTTTGGGTGTAACCTAAGAGTTTTTAATAACTCTAATTTATCAACTAAGCCGTTAACTCCAGTTGGTCTAATCTTTACACCTTCAATATAATCTTGTGGTTCATCATGACCAACAATCTCCTCAAGAGATTTTACATTTCCACCGTGGCAGAATTTTCGGTCATCTTCTTCTCTTAAAACTCGTCTAACTAATCTTGTTAAATCTCTTTCTGTCAATCTTTGAACTCTTCTCATACAAATAAATATATTGATTTTGTTTATTATATGTAAATAGTCTTAAATTTGATTAAAACAACTTTTGTGTATCGGTATATAATTTTCTCATATTTGACTCAATTATATTAATTTGTCGTTGGTCTTCATCTGTAATTTCAAAATTTTTAGCTTTAATTAATCTAACTTGTTCTTCAAGTCTTTGGTATCTTAAAACCATATCATCATAAAGTCTAGCTTTTTCTTCTTGTGTTAAATGTTGTGCTCCCATTGTTTTTCTTTTAATTATAACTCTTATTTTAAGTATATCAAGAGATTTTATTTTTTTTTTGGTCATTCCAATCCATCCAAAATGCGAGAGCAACAATAATATTCATTCCTAATGATGTAAGTATTTCATAGATGTCCTCATAAACATTCATTGTTAGGTGAATGTGACCAACAATCCAAAATGGCATTGCCATATTTGACCCAATCCATCTTATCGCATAAATTATTAATGACATTTATGGTAAGTTTAGTAAAAAGTTTTAATTGTTAAATAATTTCAATTGAGTTAATCTTATCTCCTTGTTGTATTTGGTCAATTATTTCAAGTCCTTCCATGACTTTACCAAAACAGGTATGGTTTCCATCAAGGTGTTGTGTTCCTTGTCTGTTATGACATATGAAGAACTGAGAACCACCTGTGTTACGTCCAGCGTGAGCCATTGACAACACACCTTTTTCGTGGAATTGTTTTGGTGCGGTTACTTCACATGTAATGTTGTATCCTGGACCACCATTACCAACTCCATTAGGACATCCACCTTGGATTACAAAGTTTGGAATAACTCTGTGGAAGTTTAGTCCGTCATAGAATTTTTTACTAATTAAACTTTTGAAGTTTTCTGTGGTGATTGGCGTTTCGTTGTCATACAACTCAGCAATCATATCACCTTTGCTTGTAGAAATTTTTACTTTACTCATATATTTTATTTTTTAAAAAAATAAGTAAAATATATTATTGTATCAATAGTTAATGATGTTGAATATTAATCTTATTGCAGTATCTTCCAAACTTTTTTAATTGGTAATCCAAGTAGGTCATCAAAATGCCCAATAGCAAATTTTGAATCTTTATCACTATAATTTCTAATTTCAAAAACTAAAACTTCTCCTGAACGAATTGTTTGTTCATCAGTAATAGTATAATCTTGGCCTTCTATGTTAATTGTTTTTGTCATAAGTTTTTATTGTTATTCCATTTCCACCCAAAAAATAATTTCATAAATGTTCTATGTATCCAATTTGGTGTTTTATCTAAAAATATACGAAACTTTTTTTTATCTCCAATAGAATAACTACCACCATTTTTATTTGTTATTAGTTTTTTGTATTCCAAATATGGTTTTTCTGTATGAACTACTTTATGAAAATTATCAAGACCAATTTTATCAATTTTAATATTTAAAATTTCTCTTTTCTTTTTAGGTTTGTAATATTTTTTTTTTGGTTCTTTTTGAACGTTTATTTCAGTTTTAAGGTTTGTTTCTTTTTCCATTTTTTTAGTTTACGATTAAGTTTTCAATAATTACAAATCCAATTAATCCTTCGATATAATTGACAATTTGTTCTTCAGTACATTCAGAGATTTTTTTAAAATTAATTTCTCCATGTTTAGGTGTTTCAGGAATTAATTTTAAGTTTTCTAAGATTGAAAGATTTTCTAAGTTTATAACATATTTATCCATATTTTCATCCAAAACAACTTTAATATTCCCCATTAATATTTTTTTGTGTTCGTCATAGTAGTCAGGATGAAGTAATCCTTCCAATGATGGGTACATTGTTATTGTATCGGCACCTCCTCTAAATGAATTTCTATTAATTTGAGAGGAAATCTGTGTGAATTTATCTAATAATGTCTTATTCCAATTTAATTGTACTCCAACATCTGGTTCAATAGTTTCTTTCCAACCCATAAAATCCCAATTAACAATATTTTCTTTCATATTTTAAAATATAGTAATAAAAAATTAATAAAAAAGTTGTTATAATGAATTTTATGTATATCTTTGTTTTATTATTAATTTAAAAACAAAAAAAAAATGGCAAAATCAAAAACTTTATCAACTTCAGGTAAAACAGGAAGACCAAAAACAAAACGTCCTGGAATTCACGCAAAGACAAAATCTTCAAAATTAAAAAAATCTAAAAATTACAAAAAACTTTACTGCGGACAGGGTTAAGATTAACCACTATTAATAAAAAAACCCCTAATTACAGGGGTTTTTTTATTTTACTTAAAAAATTAGTAACTTTTTCAATTCGTTTAACGTTTTTGGACAAATTTCTTCTATTTTTCTTTTTTTTACCTTCTTTTTTTGTTTTTGCCATATCTTTTAATTTTGAGATTATTTATTTAAGAAATGGTTGTGATTGGCCTTCATCTTCATCTTCATCTTCAGTAACCAAAGGTTTTGAATCTCCAAGTTTAGAGTTTAATAACCTTGAAAAACTCTCAGTCATAACTTTCATTCCTCCGGTATGTTGGTTTCGGATATTATTTTTTTCCTCGTCTGATAAATTATTTAATAGGTGTTTCATAATTTGTTTTATTATAAATATACAATAATTGCAATAATTAAAATTATTTACAACTAAATCTACATATTAAACGGTGAACACTAACAATCGTTTAGAACTATAACCTAATTTTATTAAATATTGTTTTAATTCATCCTTGAAAATATCTCGATAACTATTCCAAGAACTTGAAGTAAATACAAGTCCTATCTCTCCCTGAAGTTTGGTGGTATTTGTATTAAATCTTATTGAGTGTAATACGGATTTATTCTTCCAAGTTTTAATGTCCTTTTTAATTTTTTTATTAAGAACATTTTTAACCCATTCATCAACACCTAAAAGGTTAAATCCACTTTGAAAGTAAAAATCGATATTTCCATGAACAGGGCTCCCCATTTCAAATCCCAAATAATTTGTAATTAACTGACTAAGTTCTCTTGAAAAATTTTTCAAATCATCTAAACTCCCATCGTATTTCATTGCAGGTTCAAACTCTGCGGTCATCCAACCTCGAACCACAAATGGTTTTTCTTCTTTAAAATGGATTTTAACAAAGTCAGGTATTTCATATCTAGATATAAAATGGTCAAGAACTTTTTTAAATCTCTCAGTGAATATAATATTTTTTTTAAGAGATGGTAATTTTCTAACTTCTTTCTTAACTAACACACGACCAATATTTGTCATTTGAGTTAATGTATTATTATATCTAATATCATAATCAGAAACTTCGTATTCCGTACCGAATTCTTTGATATATTTTTTAACTAATAAGGACATAGGATATTCACCAATTTCATCACCATGATTTTTTTTTATCCAAGTTCTAAATTCCATGACAAAAACTTCCAAAAAATCTTCATCACTATATCCTGATATGTCAACATCTTCCGTAATTGTACTAATAATTGATTCTTCAATTTTAAAATCACGTTTCAATTTCATCTTCATAATCCCAACAGAGTTATTAAGTTTTTTATACTCGTTAGAATCACCATAAATAGAATAATCCTCAATAAAATGATTAATATCTTTAATAATTTCCTTAAGTTCATGCTGAGTATTACATGAAGTTATCTTCATAAGTAAATCATTAAAAGTTTGTCTTTTATTCATAATAATAAATAGTAAAAATACCCAAATTGTTATTGGGTATAGTTTAATCCGTAAATGTATTATTGATTCTGTAATCAAATACGACCAATAATCCTGTTGATTTTCTTATTATATGTTTTAAGTCGTAAATTAACTCATCAAAAACAGACATTTTAGTTGCCGAATGTAAATTTATCGTTAATTTAAGATAAATTCCAGGTGTTGTATCATACATATTTCCTTCCATGTCAGTTCTTGCTCCTGAAATCATAACCACCTCATCAACACTTATACTATCAATTATGTCCACCTCATCACAAGTACTAAAACTAATATGACTTGCGTAGTTATCAGCATTATATTCATTACACTGTTTTTTGATGTATTCTACATTATCATCAATAATTTCCTGAAATAATTCTTTTTTGCTTAACTTTTGTTCAGTTATAGTTTTCTCAGTGTCATCAACATCTATTGGTGATAATTTATTATCAGATGTTTTTGGTGGAATTGGTGGGTCCAATATAAATTTATCATTAACCCATTTTCTTAACTCATTTTCAACAAAGTATTCAGGAACTTCCTGATTGTTTGGCATACTATCTGCCAAATTGGCAATATGTCTGGCAAATTTAATTTTATATTTATCATCCAACATGGTCATTAGACCATCAGATATAAAAAATATTTTTGAAAATGGGTCATCAAAATTAATTTCACCTTCAACAATTTTAAATGAATTTAGAATTGCCTTACCCCAAAACGTTTTATAACTTTCAGTTTCAGTTAAACTTGGTTTTAATATTTTATTAATTGCCCTTGCAACACCCGCAATAATGCCAGGAATCATTAATTGTGGTAGAAAAAATGGAATTAATCTAATTGTTGCTTTAAATCCACCCTCACCAACATGTTTATATATTCTATTTTTAGATGATTCTTGAACTAAGGCTTTTAACTGACCAAAAGTAATTTTACCTTGAGATTTACAAAATTTTTCGCTATCACAAATGTTTTTTGCCGCGGTTTTGGATGGTTCGACATTTTCATCTTCTCCAATTAATGTTTTATATTGTGATTCAGTAATAACGTATTTCATATAATGATAAATACTCAATAAAAGAAAAAACCCCACCTATTATGGATGGGGTTTAAAATAGTTAAAAATATTTTTTTATTATTTAATATCTGAACTTTCAATTAATGTGTAGGTAAAATGATTGCCGTGTACTTTAGCTGCTTTTTTACAAATAGAGATAAATTCATTAAAATCTTTTACTCGTTTAAACACCTGGCAACCTTCTGACCAATTTTCTACCCAAGTAGAATCAACACCAGATTTATGTATATTAATACCAAACATTCCCGTATCTTGTTTAACTTCATCAAAAGTTAAATCTTTATTATCATCTCTCCACACAGTAACTTCTTGTAATCTTTGACAAACCGCTTCATATTTTCCTTGATGTAATGATAATGCGTATGCTCCTCTATATTGTCCCGGTACTAATCTTGCAACACCATTTTTATTATGGAATTGTTTAACTCCTTTTTTTCCTGGGTCGCAGGTTGCTTTCCAACAATAAAATTGTTCTACTAATTTAGCGTCTTTAAAAGATACTGTTAAACAATCATCAAATACATTAGTCACTTTTTTATATATACCAGGTGTGTTATTTCTTACACCCACTATATTTACATCGTAAGTTTTATTTGATGCATCTTCAAACCATTTATATCCTTTTGATTTTACTGCCATTTTGATTTGTTCTTTTGTATAACACATATTCTAATTTATTAATAAATATTACATAAAATAAAAACCTCCACCTGATAAAGGAAGTGGAGGTTAATTTTATTTTTTTATTTTAGTATCCGTAGTCGTATCGTACCAAATAACAATAAGAAGTAATATATTAAAAATAATTAGTTTAAAGAAGTTTGAAGTTAAAATAATTAAAACTAAAAATAAGAATATAATACAATATATTATATATGTGTTCAAAATATCTATGACTTTATAACACCCAATTCTTTGGCCCTTTCAACTGCGATATCTTTAGTCTTAAATCCTTTATCAATCAATTTTTTAGAATGATAAATATTATAAACTGTAGACCCCACCTCTTTTTTGTCTCCTCTACCTGGTTGTTTTCTCATAACATCCACGGCATAAACATCTAAATAACCAACTTTACAAATGTAACGACCTCTTGTTGAACCTTTTCCCATTTTTATTTTTTTTTGTTTTAATTAATACTTCTACAAATATACTAATTTATTTTTATTCTGTCCATTAATATTATTTTTTTTTAAAAATATTTTTTTCTTTGAATTAAACTTAGTACATTTGTTATAAGTTAAACTAAAAAAAAATAGAAATTATGTTAAAGTCAAAAAAAGAAGCTAATGAATATAAAAACTGTTCACTTATTAAATTAAAAAGTGTACGTATGATTTATCGTTTTTTATCATATACGAATTTAGATAATGTAAACTTTTTTTTTACTTTTTTTGTGTTAGGATTTTTTGTTTTCCTTTTTAATGAGGTGAATATTTTAACTTCATCATTGTTTGTCATTTTTCATTATTTTTTCTTTTGGAAATACCTTATATTAAATAAAAAATTTAAACTAGTTAACGATAAGGACAGAGAAGAAATTGAAGAAGTAATTTTTTTCTTGGATGGGTTTATAAAAAACAAAAAACCCCCAATCAAATGAAAGGGGGTTTAAATTAGTTAGTATTATATTACGATTTACTTCTTTCTCTATTTGTTTCTCTTTTTGAATAAGAAAAACAAGCCAATATAATACCAAGAACCATTACTAATAACGCCATACCAGCATTACCACGACCCAAACCCATGTATTGTTCGTTTATCTCATGTATTTTAGTGAAAAATTCACTCTGACTCCAACCTGATACTTCACCGGCAATACTGATTAATCCTGTCGCACTTGCCAATCCTCCAGCATAAATTCCAAGATTTGAGATAAAATCTTTAACTCTACTAATAATACCTTCATTTATATAACCTTCGTCCACTAATTTTGATTCTTCGTCGTCTAATTTATTTATTATCTTTTCAAGATTCACCTCTTTAGATTTTTTGAGTATCTTTGATAATTCTGCGTCAGTTAAATCACTAAAAACCTCATTTTTAAAGAAATTTTTTGATGCGTTAACGGCTTTTTTAAAATTGTCAAAAGAACCTCGAATAAGTCCTTTTTCTTTTTCTTTTTCAGTTATTATTGTTTTGGCAATTCTTACCAAATCTCTTTCTGTTAATCTTATAATTCTTGCCATAGTGTTTATATTGTTATTTGTGCGTCAATCGTAGTACCATTCATATTACAATCGGTTAATATTAATGAACCGTTTCTAACTTCCCATGTTCCACTAGTTCCACACGTTCCATCTTGAACATCATTAAGTGTGAATCTTTCTTGGTCTTCTTTAATTACTCGTCTAACCAATCGTGTTAAATCTCTTTCAGTTAATCTTACAGTTCTTCTCATAGTATTTTAATTTATTAATAAATATAACATAAAACAAAAAAACAACACCTTTGTGGGTGTTGTCATGTAAAATATATTTGTCGGGAGTTATGATTTTACAGATTGACCTTGATTCTGTTCTTTACATATTAAATGTCCCGTTTATCCATCAAGTTTAAAAATTCGACAATGGCAGTTAACCCTGTTCCAAATGATATTCCAAGACAACCAAAAATCATTAATGAATTCATGTTGTCCCCAAAAAATAAAACTAATAAAATCTGAGAAACACACATCACAAAATTTAAAATAAAAGGTATCATATTATATTAAACCAATTCTTTACTATAAAGGTTTGCCAATATAACTCTTGCAAATTTAAAATCTTTAACACGATTTAACTTCAACCCATATGCAACAGCAATCGATTTAAGGTATGGGTAAGCCTCATTAAGGGTCATTTTTCCTATTTCCATAATTTGTTTCTTAAAATGTATTTTAATAATTTATATCGTAGTCTATACAACATGTTCAAAAGTTTTTATAAATATAAAAAAATAAAATGAAATAAAAAACCCCACTCTTATTAAAAAGTGGGGGATTAATTTAAATTATATGATTTTATTAACTTCTTTTATTTAATGTTACATAACATACACCGCTAATTCCTGAAATTTCTCCCTCACCTTGTGCAACTATTTTTGTATTTCCTGATTTCATTTCTCCCGCTAATCTTTTAGATTGGTCTAACGGGATAGTAAATATTTTCCCTGTATTATCCACTCCCGCAATACCATTATCTTTTTTATTGTTCCATAATTTTGATATCACCACAGGTCCTTTATATGCTGACATAAATTTTCCAAAAACATTCTTGCCACAGTTAACACTTACTTTATAATTATTTAACAAGTTTTTTACACTTTTTGCATTTAACATACCATCTGCTGATGAATTAATGGTAATACCATTAATGACAGCTCCCTCATTTATATTATTTTTTTCTTCACTTAGAACTCTTCTAACAATTCTTGTTAAATCTGATTCCGTTAATCTTACAATTTTTCTCATAGTATTTTATTTTATTTATAAAAATTACAACAAACCAAGTTCTGGGTTATCGATTATTTCATTTCCAACATCTGACGCTGCAGCTGAAATAGATTGTCCAATACTATCATCATCACCATCCCAGTCTGTTCTATCTTGAGCCTTTGTTTCATGTTTATCTTCTCTTGCTTCTTTTCTAGATTCTCCATCCTGAATATCAGTTTTTTTCTCTTCTCTAGCGGTTTCTCTATCTGCTCTACGTGTTTGTGCACCTTTTCCCATAATTAATTTTGTTTATTATAAATATAAAAAAAAACCGAATGTTTTCTCGTTCTGGTTAAAAAGATGAATTTATTCTCCTTACCTTGTTTTAAAAGTTGCAATGAAATCAATTAGTACGCATATTCTTCTTCACCTCTGGAAAATGTGGTGATTCTTGATTCTTTCACAGGTAAGTTGTAATGTTTATAAAGCCATCTAGATAACGCGGACTGAATATCTTTAAATCCTACCATAGAGAACATGTTGATTGTACTAGCATAAGCTTCGTCTAACACATAAGCATAATACCCTTGACCATAATCAGTAAGAATAACAATAAATATGGTGTCACCATTATCATTAACTAACGTAAATTTATCACCGTCTAATTGATGATGTAATTTACCAAATTGAGTTGTAATGAAATTATCAATAATGTTATCAAGTTTACTTTCAGTAATAATATAATTCATGTGTCAGATACTTTACAGATTATTCAATGGTTTTCACAGATACGCCAAACCTTTCAGTAAACCACTCCTTAAATATTTCGTGCCATTTATCACCAAAATATCCATTTAATGACAGTAAGTATTTGTTTTCAATCTCAACAATGGGTGCCCTATCTTTTGTAAGGTTTTCATCATCATCATTAAACCATTCAGGTCCATACCACCAAAAACAATCATTTTCATCCTCAGAATCACCAAGATATGCTCGTAATGCATTATCATCCTCATTGTAAAAATCATCCAATGGGTGAGTCCAATGAAGTTCATCTTCAGGAAATAGTTCATTAAGATAATCAATGACTACTTTTTTAAATTTAGATTCGTTGATGGTATATTTCATATTATTTTTCAGTTCCAACTACAGTTATTTCTACAACCCTATCATCATCTGTTTCACTATCGTAAACCTCATTATCCAATTGTTTTCCTTCCCAATACAGATAAAATTCATCTTCTCTCATATCAGATAAATTATCGTCATTTAACACACAATAAGAAGGTATTATTGTTTCATAATACCTTGTTCCAGATTCACGATAGTCTTCAGAGTGAAGTACCTTTAATATTTTAAGTTTTGGTCTTTCAATTGGAATCTCAGGATTAACATTTAAATTTACTAATTCACACAAATAACTATAATCGTTAAAATTGGGGTTACTAATTCCAAAATATCTCAAAGCTGGGTTAACCAAATCAAGATTAGAAAGAATCTCGGATATATCAATTTCCTCAATATCGATTTCTTCAAATTTTTCGTAAATTAATAGTATTAATCTTACCAATAATTTATCAGGAAAATTACTAATCTCTGTTGGTGCTCTGGCGTTTTGGTAGGGAGAACTCATTATTAAATTATAAAAATATATGTTTATTGAATATAAATATAATACAAAATTAAAATAAGGGGTTTATTTTACATTGTATAACTTACCCATCAACCGGTCGAATTTTTCGACTGGTTCATCTGTTGTGACTCTCGGTAAATCGTTACTCTACAACAAATTTTCTTGCTTCCTCTTTAAGTCCTCTTAATAATCCTTTTTTGTATGCAACATAATCTTCTTCGAGTCTATATGGCCAAGCAATTAAATAAGTATCTTTTTCACTCTTTGGATAAGTGTAAAAATCTTTTTTTAGTCTTTTTTTAGTCTTTCGTGGTAATCTAAATTTTTTGTTTTTTTGAGATATATCATTCATTACAGTGGGATTTTATATAAAGACAAAGATATTAAATTATTTTAAATTTTACAAATATACCGTAAATCTTATTAGAGAATGGGGGATTAATTTAGATTTTTTAATGACCATCATCATTTTTTATTTTCCTGGATTACCCGTTTAACAATACGGGTTAAATCTGATTCTTTCAGAGATTCATTATTATCACTTTCTGTAATATCTTTATAAACATCATTAATAAACTCCCAAATAGGTGAATAATATCTATCGGTAGATATTGTTTCTTCATCTTTCATTTCTGTTGGTTGGTGTCTTTCCATTGCGTTCGCAATAAGTTCTTGCGGAATATCCAATTTTTTTGAGATTTCAGATGCCATTTTATCAATAACATTACTATCCATAGAAGCCAAAGAATTATATTGTTCCACTTTTGATTGGAAGTTAGGTTTTAATGTTTTATTTAAAACCTTGAAAATTTCTTTATCTTCTGCATATCCTCTAATCTTAGGGTTTTCTTCACCATAAGATTTAATAAAATTAACAAAATTATCATAAATATTACCTTTTGATTTTTCACGAATAACTTCGCCAGTATTACACAAATATTCTACCGTTCCGTCGTCATATAGTTTTAATTTTGCGGGAAAATTATATGAATCTAACTGACCCGCCTTATAATCTTTTGTATCAGTAAATGAATATTCTGAAGAAAAAGACTTCATATCAATTATTATTTGATAATAGTCTTTTATTTTTTTATACTCAACTTGAAGGTTGTCCGTGTCTTTTGAAATCAATTCCATTATTGATTCCAACTCTTTATAACAAGTCGACTTTATTAGACCTTTAGAAAATAACCCAAATAATTGTACTAATATTTTTCTACCAAAAAGTTTAATAGCCGCAAATGAAACCAAAGTTCCTCCGATAAGTGTTAAATAGTCGTTTAACCCTTCATTGACAGGTTTCTTTTTTGTTTTATTTTCTTTAATAACTCGTCTAACCAATCTTGTTAAATCTCTTTCTGTTAATCTTGTAATTCTTCTCATAATATTATTTGTTTTTTAATGACCTGAAAGTATTAAAAATCACTATAATCAATACTATCATAAAGTTTTTCTTCTATTTCTGACGCTAATTCATCATAATGGTGGTCTCTTAAAACATCAATAATATACCATTCATCAATTTCATCGATTGCGTCTGGTGAAAATCCAAGTTCGTTTAACAGAAAATCTTCAGCAATTTTTATTAACTCTTTAAGCGACTTATTTTCAAAATCACTATCATAATCATCATCGTCATCCATTTCGATAATAACTCTTTTAACGATACGAGACAAATCGGATTCAGTTAATCTTGTAATTCTTGCCATAATATTTTAATTTATTAATAAATACTTCATAAGACAAAAAAACCCCAAACTTATTGGGAATGGGGAATTAATTTAGATTGTATGGTTTTATTACTTGGTACTACAACTTCTCAAATAATATGCTCCCCATACTGCCAAACCTAGAGTGAGTGGTACCATTACTCCAACCCCACCCATCATTGCCATGTGGATAGCCACGGCGCCTGATAAATAAGATGAAAGCAATACGGCCCCATACTTAGACGTTTTTGGGATAATAAATAATATCACACCAGCAAGTTCAACCACACCAAGCAAAGCAAGATAAGGAAGAAGATTCATGAATGTGAAGTTATTAACCATTTCTTCAGTTCCAATAATTTTGGAAACCGAAGACATCCCCAACATAAACGTAACAAAGACGGTTAACAACCACCCCAAGTTTTTAAATGTAAGATATTTTTTCATATGACAAATTATAAAATATATTATTTAATAAGTCAAATTAATTTTTTGGTAAAATATCACTAATGATTTTATTGACAATGTGTTCAATGTTGGATACTTACTATTCTACACCAAAATCCATATATACATCATCAAATGTTGGAAGTAATTCGTGGATGTATTCATACAACTTACTTATTTTACTCATATTTGGAATCTCCTTAAATTTAAAGTTCATCTCAAACTCGTAACTTACCCAACGTTGGTCCACATTAATACTATGCAATTTGGGTAATCCTTCAATTCTATTGTATAAGGTGGGGAGAATCCCATTAATCATACCCTTAAGTTTATTTGAAAATTCTTCTTCATTTAGAAACTTAAATTGTAAAATAAGGTCTTCATCGGTCAAACCAATATAAGGTAATACTTCATCAATATTTTCCCCCAATTCATATAAGAATGAGTCTGAATCAGGATTATACTTATCCCCCGACATACACATAACCTCAGGGTCAAGATAAACCGTTAAGAGATAATTACTATGACGATTTGGTGAAATACTAATATTAAAGTCCAAATTAAAATCATTAAAAATAAAATTCTTTAATAACTTGGTTATCTGAGGTATCATATTGGTTTCCTTCATATAAATAAATATGACATAAATAAAAAAACCCCACCTGTATTAGAGAATGGGGTTCTTATTAATGTTTTCCGTAATAATCAAAATAATCCTTCCTGTCTTTAAGTACCGTTACAATAACTAACAAAATACTTATAATGCTTAATATTGTCATATATAATAGATATAACAAATTTACCATATATTCAATTATCGTAGGTTATGAAATAGTTAAATAAAAACCCCCACTATTACTAAAAACTAAGTCTATCCCACTTATGGTCAAAATACGGATAATATTTCATAAAGTTGGAGTGTCTCGTGATAAGGTCTTCAAGTCCCCAAAAGAAAAAGGTGATAAACAAAATAAACATAAAAATAGATTGGTCGTTAAACGATTTAATTGACCATACAATAAGGATTTGAGCCCAAAAAATGTCATATAGAAAACGACAATAATATGTAATAAGATTTTTCATACAACAAAGATAATAGAATTTTTCATTTTTTCAAATTATAAGGATTTTATTTTACAGATTATAAAAAATAATCATAAGTCCCATATACTTTTTCTTTTACGTTTAAACCTCTTCATCAATAACTCCCAAATCAATACTACTATCCGTATCTTCCTCCTCATTGTTTAATTTTTTTTTATATTGATACCACGCAGGATTTGGAAGACCACTATAATGGTCCCATAAATTCTCGTCAATTAAGTCTACTTCAGACATATCTTTAATAAGAAATATTAATTACTCATCAATTTATTTTTCCATTCTTTCCAAGTGTCAAAATCTTTTAGTAATTCTAAAGTTTCCTTCTCTATTTCTTTTTATATGGTTTTGAATTAAGCCAAATTGGATTACTATCCTTTATAGGTTTTTTATATTTTTTACCTTTTTCATAAGCATTTTCTATCTGCTGCTTCTCCATTTCTTTGGCTTGTTCAACAATTTCTTTTGGTATATAATTTGGAGCTATGTTTGATTGAACTACATATACTAACCATTCTACTGCTGTCATTGTTCTGTGTTTTTAAATGTTTCTTTATAGTATTGTTCACCTGTCTTAAAATCATCGCATTGTGTGCATATTTTTGATGAAACAAAATCATAACAATATGTTATCTGCTCTCTCTCCATTTCTTTGGCTATTTCTGCCATACTAATAGAAATACCACCAACTTTCTTGTACTGTTCAACCAACCATTCTACTGCTGTTTGTTTCATAATTTTTTTGTTAAATAGCCGAACCATGAACCTAATTGCCAACATCCTATTAGATACATTATGGGATTGGGTATTAGTATTAAACATAGTATCAGTGCTGTAAGTGCTATTAATTCTTTGCCAATTTGCTTTAACTTTTTCATAATCATTTTTCTTTGTTCTTGTTTAGGTTCTCCTAAAACTTCATTGTCAGGTAAATGTTTATTATCAGTATTATTTTTCTCCATTTCTTTGGCTTGTGTTAATAATAAATCAAGTTGATTTCTAAATTCAAGTACATCAATATTTTCTTGTTCTCTTTGTGTCATTAACTCAATTACTTTCAAGTTATACCATTCTACTGCTGTTTGTTTCATAATCTTATTTCTTTTTATATTGTTCAAACATTCTAATTGTAAAGTCTTTTATTCTCATATATGGAATTTTAACTTTATCATTTATAGTTCTTTGAATTAACATTCCTTCTTCACAAGAAAGTTTAATTATTTCTATTACTTCTTCCTCACTATAACCTTGTTGTTGCTTCTCCATTTCTTTGGCTTTGTATTCTATTGCCATTGGAATAACTGTTCCATTAATATTTAATTGCTCTACAAACCATTCTACTGCTGTCTGTTTCATATTATTCTGATTTAAAGGTTTCATTATAGTAATTTTCTCCATCTCCATCAACATATAATAATTTTACAACTTCATCACCATTTATGATGGATATAGTTGGATATTCATTATTAGGTATTGGGTGTGTAGGTTTAATTTCAATGTGATATTCCCAACATAATGCATATAACTTATCAAGGAATTCATCCATTTCTTTATTCATTATGAATTTTCTTTATATCCGTATGATTTGGCAGAATTCAAATGGTAATTCATATTTTTAATTCTAAGTGATTCATTAAAATCATCTTTAATTTCCTGCGATGTGAAAAATAATGCTTCAGCATATCCGTGAAACTTTCCCCAAGTAGTATTAACATCGTATGTAGGATTTACCATAAAATCACAAGAAGAAATTCTACGAGTCTCTTCATATTCCACGTCGGTTAAAAAATCTCTCCTCTTGAATTTACCTAATATTTTCACCCCTAACCTATTATCTTCATACTTGGGTTCGTTAGGCATTGTAATTACATTTTTATATGGTGTAACCTCAATTACTTCACCATCAATGAATCCACTCAAATTTATGAATGTATCGTCAGCAATTACCTTATCACCAACCTTTACTAATTCTTTACTCATTTGTTTTTTTTTTATTTGTTTATATTATTTGTTTCATCTTATTCTTCAGCATTATTAATATAAGATTTTGGTTCAACAAAATTCATATCAAAGTTTTCCAACTTTAATTTCATTTCATCAATATCCTCACGACTATAGAACGGAGCGAAACTCGGTCTTTGTCTGAATGGAACATTTTCACGTTCTTCCCACACTTTAAGTTCTACCTCATGTCGGGGAATAGAATTCTTAAGATACATATATTCCTTCCATTTCTTATGGTCCTCAACGGATGGAATAAATTTAAGAACCCCATAGTTATCAATACCAGACAAGTCGGGATTATTAGAATATACATCAACAATACCGTCGTCACCACCATATTGGTAACATAACTCCTGAAGAGTATGGGTATTATAGATATCCGAATTCTTCCAATTACGTCCATAAGAACGTACCTCACAGATATAAAAATATCCATCTTTATAATCATGGATTATACCCGAAGATTTAGATTGTACCTCAATCAGTTCTTCAATAGTAAGGTTTTTTAAAAAATTGTCGATTATCATACCACAAAGGTAATAATAATAATACAATAGTTCAAAATTTTTCCAAAAATTTTTTTTTAGATATCCGACATTTTCTGAGAGACCAACTATAATGGACAACTTAGTGAATGAAAAAGACCCGAAGGGTTCGGTCGCTCAGAAAAACCGACGAAGTCGGGTTTCGTTTCCGGACACAATTTAAAAAGAAGAATTAATTATTATTTTATTTTTAATCTTTGTCCAGGTTTGATATTATCTGACGTTAAATTATTTAACTTTCTTAACTTATCCACAGTAACAGATTTACCGTATTTTGATGCAATTCCCGAAAGAGTATCACCTGATTTTACGGTATAAAACATTTCAGGAAAATCATAACCATAATCCATATTGTAATTACTTTTAAAGTACTTATCACATTCAGGTCTATAGACCAACTCCTTTGGTAACATTTTCAAACACCTTTGTTTTTCGGTTTCAGGTTTGGAATTTTTAACAACAGGTTTTTTTGTTTTTAATTCATTACCATACTTAATAAATGCTTCTTGATTGTTTACCATTCTATTGGCAACCCCACCTTTATATTTGGGGTCTTTTGCTTGAGAAAAATTAATGTTCCATCCTTCCACATATTTTTTAGCAGCTAAACTCCAATTACCTGAATTTATTGCCCTTACCCATTCATGAGATGTTTTTGCCTCCCCCCTAAACACGGTATTAACTAATACCCTTTGTATATATAATGGGTACTTATCATATTTTGGAAATAATACTTTTTTTGCAATATTTTCTTTTTCTATAATATCTTTTGTTAATAACTCTTCGGCCTTTGAATTTAATATCTTATTTCCTATTGTCGCTTCTTTACCTGTATGTCCCCACCCAATTGTTAATGTTCCACCCTTTTTTAGTTTATTATTTGAAATAAAAGTTTTTGGGTTTTTTGAATCCTTATCATCAAATACATAATGGTTACCTTTTGAATCAACAACAGTGGATTCATAATTTTTTATAATATCTCTTAATTCCGAATCATCAGCAATTGATTCCGTTAATAAAGATTTAAATTGGTTTTCTGTGATAATGATTTTCATACAACAATAAATATATAAGAAACAAAAAACCCCTCTTTGTTGGAGGGGGATTAATTTAGTTTATTATAAATACGTTAATTTCATTAAAAATTATCCTCGTCTTCATCAGGTCCTGGTATTTTAATTGGCCAAGTTCGAATATAGTCATAATTGATTCCCAATACTTCTCTACAATACTTACTAATGGTTTTAACGACACCTACTCTATCCAAATCAAGTAATGTATTTAATATTGATGTAACTTTATTAATAAGTGGAGATGCAATTGCCAATTGTTTTCCGTCACTTGTTTTAGATACCAATATTGCATACCCCTCGTCATCATTAAACTTATACGCTGAACCAAATTTTGTATCAACCTGAGTTAAGTTGTCAAACACAGTATTCAAATACTTCTCCACCATCCTGTTCAGACGGTCATCATCCTCCAACAAAATTTTATACTGAGACTCGGTTATAATATACTTCATAATAATATTCTTTACTGATAAATACAACAGTTAATTATAATAAATCCCCACTTTACATATTATAAGGGTTTTACTTTACATATTAGTAAAGTTCCATTTTACATAAAAATTTCCAAAAATTTTATTTTACATATAGGGGTCAATTTAAAAGAAGGGGTCATCATATAGAATGACCGAATGGAATACGTACTTACAGGAAATAAAAAACCCCTCTGTTGGGAAGGGGTTTAATTTTTAATAGGTAATTTCATCTCTTCCCATTCTTGCTCATTAACAACTTCATGATAAACCCCACAAATATTTATATCCATATATTTTGCAAGAGTATTAACATATTCTTTAACCCCATCAATTTGTTTTGTACTCCAAGATGTTCCATAATATTCATCAAAAATAATAAGAAATACCTCATAACAAATTCTTTTATTAGGGGTATACTTTCCCGATTCGGAAACATGGACATCCAAATAAATCGGATACTTTTCTAACAA